ATGCCCCGCCAAACCCTGCCGCTCACTAACACCGAGATAGACAAAGCAAAACCCAAGGACAAACCTTATCGACTGTACGATGGCGAAGGTTTACTGCTAAATGTCGCAAGCTCTGGTACCAAAACTTGGTATTTACAATATAGCAAGCCTTTTACAAAAAAGAAAGATATGGTTAACCTTGGGCGATATCCGTCAGTCAATTTAGCGGATGCACGCAAGCAGAAAAATTACTGCCAAGAATTACTGGCAAAAGATATCGACCCCAAAACCCACTTTGAAGAAGAAGCTAGGCGCAAAGAATACGAACACCGTACTGATTTTAAATCCGTCTTTGAAGAATGGTTGCCAACTAAAAAGTATTCACCCGGTACAGTCAAAAAAATGCAGAACTACATCGATGAGCTACTGGCAGTTATTGGCAACAAGCCAGTCAATCAAGTGACTACCGAAGATTGTATGCGCGTGTTAAAGCCTGTTGAAGCGGCTGGGCATTTAACCAAACTTGAAAAAATGCGCTCGATGATGAGCCAAACAATGGCTTATGCGATTGCGACTGGTCGTGCTAAAGAAAATCCATGTATTCACTTGCGCGGTGTGTTTATGACGCCTGAAACGACTCATGCACCCGCTATTTTAGATGAAGCAGGGATGACTAGGCTTGTGCAGTCTATCTATAGCTATCACGGGCATTTTGCGACAAGAAAGGCTTTACTGTTTGCAATCATCATGTTTGCTCGCCCGGGTGAAATTCGGCATTTAAAATGGCAGGATATCGATTTTGAATACAATAATTGGTCATACACACCCAACAAAACGCGCAAGTCAACAGGTGTTAGCATGATGTCACCACTGCCAACGCAAGCAGTTGAGATTTTAAAAGAGATGAAGGCGTATAAAAACGCTGAATTGGTTTTTCCGTCAAGTAACAGTACGTCACGCCCATTGTCTGAAAATACGCTCAACCAAGCGTTAAGGCGCATGGGCTTTGAAAACACCGAGCAAACGTCACAAGGTTTTCGCGCTATCGCTCGCACAGTCTTGGAAGAAAAGTTTAAATATGATTATCGCTGGATTGAGCTGCAACTTGGGCATCAAGTGCGTGACAGTAACGGCAGGGCTTATAATAGAGTGATGTTTTTAGACGAGCGCAGAGAGATGATGCAAAAATGGGCTGATTACCTTTTTTCGCTCATAAAAAAAGGCGAGTAGTGTACTCGCCCTTAGTCATGCTGGTATCAAGTTTTCAGTTAACCAATCGTCAAGTTCGTATTCAATCCACCATGTGCCAGTAGTATGTTCAAGCTTATAGCCTTTTGGCACGATGCCTTTACGCACTTTTTCGTAAAATGTAGGTTTTTTCATACCTAGCTTTTTAGCGGCTTGGTCGGCGGTCAGCATATTCTTTGGGCGTTTATCTTCAATCACTGGGTTTTCAATCATCACTCACTCCCTATCAATCGCTTTTCGTCTATCACGTTCATTTCTCAAAGTATCTAGCAACTCAAGCCACATTTTTTTATCAAAATCCATGCCTAGCATTTCTCTATTGGCTTCAAGCTCTATATCTTGTATCAATACGCCTAGTGTGTTGTTAGCAATAAATGGCAGATACTTTAAAATAATGTCATTAACTGCGCTTGGCACATACGTCATTCGCCCGATTGCGTAGCGTTCAGCGTAAATGATAAATTGCTGAAATTCTTTGTTAGTTATCGTTATATCAGTCATCTTGCACCTCGCTTTCTGCTTCATGTTGCTTAACGATGTTAATCGCATTAACAGTCGCGGCAATGTGATGACCTAAAAACACATAACCTAGACTGTGGGGTTTTTCTTGCGCTTTGAGTTCGAGCAGTCGATTTACTTCTCGCTCTAACTTCTCAATCAGCGTTAGAGGCTCGGTAGCGTCCGGTTTCGGCTGCATTAGCACGTTTGATAGTTGGGTCATTCGCTCACCCCGCTGACTTCAAAAGAGTTAATACTTAGATACTCTGATAATGGCTCGTAATCGTCGATATCAAGCAAATCGTTAATTTGGTCACCACTGAAATCACCTAAAGGATGTTTTTCAAGCCACGCATCAACCGCTTCATCGTCATCAAAATCAAGGTCTTTGATGGTTTTGTGATATTCAGTTGCATCTGCGATTAGCTTTTCTAATTCCTCTCTATCGTAGCTATGAACTAAATACCAATAATATTCGCCATCATAATAATCAAGACGGTACACGGTTGGCTTAAGCGCTTCTTGTAGTATTTCTTGCTTGATTGGCTCAAGTTCAGCATCGTTAACATGCGCCGTACTCAAGTTTTCTATTAGCTCATTGAGCATGGTTTCAAGTTTTGTTGTCATTGCGGTTTTCCTTCTTTATTTGCACCACATTCGCACTCGTAATAGCCTTTTTTGGTGATGCGGGTCATGGTTTTTGATAAATAGCCTTTTTGGATATTTTTAACCAAAGTCCACTTGTGGCGTGGGTGTTTGGTACATTTGGGTAGTTTCATGGGGTCAACTCCTTACAATCTCTCTCGAAAATTGCTTTTGGGAACCAAGCGAAATTACTTTCATCAAAAATAATGAAATAACCGCCTTCAACCTCTATTCCTTCTAAATCTTCGAGCTCGCATTGGTCTTGCTGCATGTGATAATCAATATTAGTCATTGGGCGCGCTAAAACAGCGTGGTTTCCATTTTGGTATGCTTTCATTTTCATGGCTTTATTCCTTATTCATCATCAGGTAGGGGCTGGTAGGCGGTACATACTGGCTTTTCACCGATATATCGCCATTCGTTAGGGTATTCAGGGTCATTAATTTCACACATCATTGTTTGCAAGATAATGGGGCAATAATCTTGTACCGCCGGATTATCCTTTGAGCATTGATAGCAAAATTGGCTCATAAATCTATCGCCTTCAAAACCATTGCTAGGGCGATACAGTTCAATTTTTTCGACTGGCTTTTCAAACATTTCAACTTGTTCGGTCATGGCTTACGTCTCACTCGTTTAATCATTTTAATTGGCGGTATAGGCAGTGCTTTGACTGCCTGTTTAAACTTTATCTCACACTTCACCGACTCATGATAGAGTCGGTGGTTGTTTTGGCGGATGCGTTTTGCGGTACGTTTATTCATCGAGTACCGCCTGTGTTAGTGGTTCGCCTCTTGCGAATAAAAAGGCGCAAAAGTTAGCAACATCAATCGGGTCGCCTTTGTCAACGTGATTTATGAGTAACTGCACCAAATCGCCATGTTTACAAGTTTCCCAACCGTGATAACCTTGCTCGCGTTTTTCAGCTAATTTGTTTTTCATGGCTTGGGCTAGTTTATCTACCGCTTCATTGTCGATATCTGCCTGTGTTGGCGGTTGTTCAAACTCGATATCGGGGAATGTGGCTTGTAACCGCTCGTAGTTTTCGGTGGTGGCATGGCAAATCTCTTTAATTGATACACTTGCATCAAAATCAGCACCAGCTAAATAAAAATTTGCACCAATGATTTTTGTAATTTCTTCAATGTAATCAGCGCCAAATAAATAAACCTTATCACCAACCTTAAATTTAGGCGTATCTTTGATATCAGCGTTAGTATCTAAGATATCAGTACCGATATCTTGTATATTAACTTGGCAGTTATCGGATAGGACTGGCTCTACCGCCTCAAACTCGGGCGTTAATTCCACGCCTTGCAGCGGGTTTTCTGCTGAGTCTAGGACTGGCTCGAAATGGTCAAATTCCCAGTAAAGAAAATTTCCCTCGTCATCTTTTACCTTTATTTCTACGCTAATATCTATAACATCGTATTCTTTGCCAATTTTCAGGCAATCGTCATAAGCCTTAACGCATCGCACTTTCTTACACTTTAAAAAATCTTGTAGTTTCATAATTCGCTCACTTATTGATAAATAGTAAATGCCACCGTTGCCAGTGGCACGTTTTTGGTTATTCAGTGGCTTGATTGATAACGGTCTCAAGGATTTCGTTGAGCTCTTGCACGCGCTCATCACCTAGTTTGTCTTTGGCACCATAAATACGCTGGCGCATTTCTTGGGCATCGCCTGCAGTTGACTGGTTGATGTCATTTAGCAGCTCGTTGTAGATGATAGATGCGCGTTGCTCAGCCCAAGTGTTTTGCAAGATTGACAAGTCATCACCACATAGGTTCTCAGTGGCTTTGATTTGGGCAATGTCTTTCCCCAATCCCATCAATTCATCAAGCGTGGTGGCTGATTGGATTTCTTTGAGCTTTGGTTCAATGTCAAAGCATTCAGCCGCTTGCGCTTCCATCACTGGCTCAGCCTTTTTAGCTTTGATGCGGTCTTTGATTGATGCGGTGCCGCCGTTTTTGGTTGGCGTAGGGGTCACGTCTTTAGGCTGTGCGTTGCGGTCTTGCAGTTCATCTTCGCTATATAAGCCTAAGACAACATCTGGGCAGTAGAGACGTGCCCAACGCTTCGCAGCAAGGTAGGCAAGTTGCTGGCGTGGGTCAGCCGTCCAAAGCGGTGAGTTACGCACCGTGCCAACTTGAGCCATTGACAGGTCCAGGACGGTTGGCTCATCATCACCGCGCATGGTTGCTGATACTTTAACACCTACATCTGCAGGGCTATCAGTCTTGGTTTTGACTTTTGACCAATCGCCGTAGTATTCAAACTTCAAGCGACCAACGATAGGGGCTTTGCCGTTGATGACCGCGATAATTAACTGCGCTTCATATCCCAATACACCATTGACCAAATGGGTCTTTTGGGCAACTGCATAGGGGTCAAACCCCCAGCGCAATGCTTGACCGACGATGGCGAAACAGTCACCAACATTGCCCTGCAAATGCTTGGGCACGGTGCAAGCGCCACTTGCCATGATTTGCGCTAGGCGGTGGCATTGACCGAACAGGGTATCATCAAGTGCAATTTGCATTGGGCTAAATGCGTCTGCTGTGGCTGGTGCGGTGATTGGGTTTGGGGTGGTTAAATCGTTCATAGTGTTTTCCTTATTTGATTCTCAGTGTGCGACTGACTTCGCCAGTCTTGGTAAATTCGGCAAATCGTTCTGCCAGCTCTGGATAGGCTTTAAGACAGCCTTTTTTGTCAAAGGTTTCACGCCCTTTCTGCGCCTTGTAAGTCATGACCAGTTCGCCATCAATCGTTAAAGCTTCGTTGTCTTCAATCAGGTTGATTAACTCGACTTGAGCTAACTCAAGGGCGGATTTGACAAGCTTTTCTTGGTCCTTTAGCTCAACATAGCGGTCAATGATGGCGATGTTGTCATCATCGTTAAACGCTAAATCAAGCGTGCTATCTGGAGTTGACGTTGCATATTTTTGCTTGGCATTGGCAAGGGTAGTAGGTGTTGGCTCAACCCTTGCTAATACATGATTAACCCAGAAGTTTTGAGCTTCATCGATCATGATTTCAAACAATTCGGCATCGAATTTGATGTTGTACTGGCGGTATTTGTTGCCCCCAAGTAGCAAGGCAAGGTCGCATTCATCGACGCCTGTAATGCCCATGTACCATTGACACTGCAAGTTATAGTTATCTGGCACTTGGTCGGATGCTTCATCGCCCCAGACATTTTTCATGTACTCAGATGCGGTTTTGACTTCAAGCAACTTGTCGGTGGTCAACTTGCCTTCTTTGAGTCGCACGTTGCCGCTGATTGATGGGTTGATGACAGCGCGGTCAATGTTGGCTAGGGCAAAATCAAACTCAGGGTGACGGATCATGTAATTGACCTTTTGCACCTTGCAGTCATTACGCAAGGCGTATTCTTTGGCTACCACGTCTTCAAGGATTGTGCCCCAATAAGCCGCATCGTTTTGAGCATCTGCCACCACGTCATTGATTTTGTCGTGATATAGGTCATACGCGGTTTTGTAGGGGTTAAAGCCCATAATCGCTGAGATATCGCTACCGCCAATACCGCTTTGGCGTAAGCGTAGCCAATCTTCGCGGCTTAGGTCTTTGGTGGGGATTGCCAAGGCTTGCTTGGCAGTGGTTTGGATTGCTAAGTTGGTCATGGCTTAATCCTTATTTTGCTCGGCTTTTAGCTCAGCCTTGTAGTTTTCGATATAATCGGCTTCGGCTTTGGCTTGGGCGTCTAATCGACTTGGAATTGAATAAATAGCGATAATCACAAAGATTAAAGCAATAACGATGGCCACCAGTTTTAACACCGGCAGCCATGCTTTAAGGTGGTTGATTTTCATGCTCACCCCGCAACCGGATAAAGCTGGTAGCCTTTTTGGTCGGCATCGGCTTCACTCATTTGCAGCACTTCTAAAAACCGTGGAGCGCCGCGGTTAACTTCGCGTCTGACGATGTGTCCACGGGCTTCCATCTTGGTAGCGCCTTCGACTAATTCGGTCATCGGGATAGGGCTAGTATTGCTCACCCAAGTGATTTCAAACAGTTTCATGGTTGGCTCCTTATGCTGCGTCATAATGGTCGGTTTCAATCTCTGCGCTTTCGATAAAGCGCGTGATGATTGATTTGATTTCGTCGATACGCGCCATGTAGTTGATGCCATCGCAGTCATAGCTATCTGCATAAGTGACTTTGAGTGCTGATACGCTTTCAACTTTGCCGTAATCATAAACGCGGCTGTGCCAGTGACCACGGCAGATTGATTCATACGGATGTTCAACCTCAGCGCTGAAGTTAAAGCCAATCCATGCGCCATCATCACCGATTGCAAGATAAACAACGCCTTTTGCTTGGCTGCTACTGATTTCAATTTCGTGGTCGCATTCACTATCTAAGCGAAGTGCTTGCTTTAAAAAGTCTAGTTGTGCCATACTGTTTTTACTCCTTGTTGAGTAAAGCCCTGTGTTCTTGGTCGGATGTCAGGGCTTTTTGTTGTCTAAAATTCGGGTTAATCCCCAACTGCTATCTAGGTCGTAAAACGTGTTTAAATAGCAGTAAGTGAGTAACACTTGGCGGTTTGCAGTACCGCGTTACTGTTTGAGTAACTAGCTCAAATTTGTCTAAGTCGGAATTGAGTGTCGCGATAATCGGCTTATCGTGTTGATGGGTTTAGTTTACTAAAGTGAACTTAATAAGTAAAGAATTATTTTCACATAAGTGAACTAATTAATTAAATTTGTTTTTATAAGTGAATTTTAAGCAATAAAAAACCCGCATTTAAGCGGGTCAAATATTTGTAAGGAATTGTAAAAGGTGGGGTATAGGCAATAAAAAACCCACCGGGGTGGGTGGGTTAGTGTTGATATTTTACAGGCTATGCAGCTTTTCCTCGTTGTACTATGCTCAGCGGTACAACTGGCGCTAAAGTTGCTATTATTTTGCTTTCTTTTTGAGCTGCAAGCTTGTCAGAATCGTCAATGATAATACGATATTTGTAGTCATCATTAACTTGGCTTACATCTGCTATTTTGCGCAGTATGGCGCCAGTGCTATTAAAGTGCGCAGGGATAAAATCCACCAAGGTATTGTTATCAGCTATGAAATCAAATTCATATTGATTGCCTGATATGCCTTTGGTATGGAAATTAGCTTCAATATGGTCATACTTGCGCTTTAAATACATCATAATATCATGCAAGATAATATTTTTATCTTGCTCTTTTGCTGACTTCGGCTGGAAGTTTGTCAGCAAGCCAAATAAGCTCATAAGCTCTGAAACTGCCTGAGATTGTTCATGTTGTTCAGCAGTGCGAGAAATACTGTAGCCATCAAAAATAATCTGATTATCAAATTCATTTAACTTTTGCTTGATAATACGTTTAGCTTTATCTGGCATCGGTAAAGATAATGCTAAAGAATGAACATTCATTCCATAGTCATCAAAAACCACCCTTTTGTGGTCATTTTTCATATAAAAATGAACAGGGTCACCACTGATAAAAGTATGTGGCGTAGTGATAGAGATAAGGTTGGGGATAGTAGTCGGTTGTACGATAAACCCCAAGCTTTTTTCTAGGTTGCTTAGTAGTTCCATGATATTTACCTTGTTAGGTCTAGTTCATCAATAAACGGTTGATTGTGCTTTCCAGAGATATTGATGTTTGCTTTTTCACAAAAGTATTTTAGCCATTCATACCAATTCGTCTCGTATGGCATATTATCCACTTTGTAAGTTTGCTTTAAATGGTGGATATGCGTGCCATAGAGAACTTTGCCGTCCTTACCGCGATGACTAAGCTTAAAGTCTGGGTACACTTCCATTTGGTAGATGACATTGGTGTGCTTGTTGTGCAGTAATTGGAGTTTAAAGGAGTGATATATAAAATCAGGATATCGTCTGCATTCGATTTCCAAAAATAAGCCATCTGCAATATCACCATCTATATATGTATAAGCATTTCTCCAGATTAACTCAAGTTTATAAACACCACTACGCTCATAGCGCTCAAAATCTATATCCTCATAGATTTCTTTATCATCAGTTATGTAAGTATCTAAGGTACTGATATCTAAATTGTACTCTCGTTGCTCTGACATTATCGCACTATCCTGAAAGTAGTTCTGTAAATTTTGTCAAGTAATTAATCACTATAATTTATTTAACATTGTCGATTGAAAATAACATCAAAAGTTACTAAAAAGTTAAAACCCCATCCAGCCTTAAACCCTAAAAGGCACCTTCCGCCCTGTCACCACCAACTGAGCGATATACACCAAGCTAAACGGCACCCAAGCATAAGCCAGAGCGGCTAACCACGTTGACAAGAACACTGGTCTAACAATGAAAAGAGCGACAATGTCAGCAATCCATATTCCTGCAACACACGTCCACAAAATCAACCAAATCCATCTGTTCATATCAAAAATCCAACTCAATCTCTCGATAAACACACCATTCTTTGGCACGTGTCGCTGGCGTGATTAGCTCAGCATTGTAGATAAACCAAACTATGAAATAATGGTCGGGGTCAACATTCTCTAATGACCAGCCGTTTAGGATTGGCTTGGGTTTGGTATAGCCATTAAATATCATTTATTGCTGCCCCATGAATAACCGTATTCCCCACAGTTTCTATTTAGTGACTCAAAAATATCATTAATTTTTTGTTCAGCTATCAAATGGTAGTCTATTGCTTCGCCACGATACTCATAACTATCATTACCATAACGGGCACCTAATTGCATCTCTGTGTCGTGCATTTCCTGTTTGACTTTTTGATATTCTTCAATATTAGCTTTCACAATTGCTCGGCAATTTTTTGGCAAACCTGAGTCGCCATATTCTGCCTTTTCGTTTGGATCATTGCAGCCAGCAATCATCAAAATAAGTGGTAAATAAAATAATCTCATAGCAATTATCCAGCTCGATACATTTCACGACCCACAATCACCAAACTTGAATGGTTTTCAGCGGTCACAATTTTGTCTGGGTAATCTGGATTGTAGCAGTGCAATCTAAGTACATTCCCAGGCTCACGAAAGATACGCTTAAACATACGCTCACCATCTAGCAAAATGGCATACATTTCACCGTCTTTGATTTCGCGGTCAGATATATCAATGCCAACCATGTCATGCTCATTGATGTATGGTTTCTGACTGTCATTCTTGGCACAAACGAGCTTGAAGTTTTCAGGCTTGACGCCTTTGTCAGTAAAGAAGTGCGGGGGAAACTTTCTCTCACCCTTAACTTCTTCAAAGGCAAATTCCTCTGCATCACCATCGCCACAGCAAAAATAAACGTCATAGATGGGTATTCTGATATCGCCACTATCGTCATCGTCACCATAATCAACGCGTACGTTATCAAGTTCGCGGATTTGGTCAAGAACTGACTGCGTGTTGTCTGATGGCTCTCTGCCAGTTAACAGCCATTGTGTGGTTGTTTTTAATGTCTTTGATAAGTCGTCCAGATACTTTGCACTTGGGTCATTTAAATGATTAAACCATTTATGAACAGTGGTCTTTCCTGCGCCAGTTCCTTTAATCAAATCCGCCTGTTTTAAACCAAGCTCATTCGCCCTGGCGATTAGTCTTTCAGTGATTTCACTCATAACAAACTCCTATATATTCACTATAGTAAACTTAAATATTGACCTAAAAGGGAATTTGTGGTTTACTAATGTGAACTAATAAATTCCACAAAGGTGAACTATGACATTTAATGAATTAAAGTCATTTTTCCATGTGAAAACCGACACCGCGTTAGCCGAAAAACTAGATGTATCAAAGGCGGTTATTCATAAATGGAAAAATCAAGGCATCCCAACCGAACGCCAAGCCATCATCCAAATTCAAACCAAAGGCGAATTAAAAGCCGATGGCATCCCTCAACTCGAAACCGCCTAGGAGCGACCTATGTGCCATAAACCGATAAGTGAATTATCACCTGAGCTGCAGGAAATCGCACGAAAGAACGAACGGCTTTTATTGACTCGACTTTCCGAGATTGGTCAAAAAGAAGTGGGTGAGAAAGTTGGGACAAGTGAAAGCAGCATGTCAAAACTCAAAAGCGAAGGTCGCATTGAGTTTTTTGCAGTTTTGACTGCTGTGCTTGGCATCAAACTATCTGATAAAGATGACTTGATGTGCTCACCTGTCATTGCTGAAGCATTTAAAGAGATTTTAAAGAACTCGGCAGAAAGCCCAGAGTTTTTACAGATTTTATTTCGATAGGAGATATCAATGGCTAAATTCAATCCAGATGACTGCAAATTCTGCAATAACACAGAAGGCAGATGTTGCCATGAAGTGATCATGACTGACAACAAAGCGCAAGCTCATATCATCGACCCACAAGATGAACGCTACCATGACGAATCAGATGCTCACGTCTTTATGTTGAATGGCTTGCTAGTCGCTAAAGACGTGCCAATGCCAAAGGCGGGTGTGTGATGAGTGAGCTGGACAAATACTCTCGACATGATCCATTGGCCAAACATTCAAGCCGACCAAAGAAGTCGAAAATTAGCGTAGGTGATACTGATGCGTGGCTTAAAAAGCACGGTAACGGTATGGACCGACTTAAAAAAACCGAAAAGACGACTGTGGCAAATATTTGGTCACAATACGGCAAAGTCAGCACCGTGACGCTTATTTATCGTCATCTTAACGCACATGGCGAGATTATTCCAAGTGACATTCAAGACACATCATGCCGCCGCTCGGTGCATGGTCAATGTCAGAAAATGGTTAAAAGTGGGGAATTGGTGGCGTTTAAAGAGAAGCGCTTTATTAATCATGCCAATCAAAAGTATTTAGTTAACGGCTTCAAGCGAGCATGAAAAAACCCAAACGACGGCAATCGCTTGGGTTTAGGTATCAATCAATAAATCAATAAGCAAGGATATTTAACCATGAAAAATCTAAAAAAGCAAGGGGTGACGTGATGCACTATTACAAATTCAACATTGGTGATTTTGATAAAGCCACGCGTCATCTATCAATTATCGAGCGCGGTTTATTCCGCGACATTCTTGATCTTTACATCAAAGACGAGAAGCCGGTTACTGACAACCTTAAAAAACTTGAGCGTCTTTTGTGCGTCAAGTCTAAGGCTGAAAAAGAAGCATTGCAAAACATCTTGGATGACTTCTTTGTCTTGACCGATGACGGCTACTATAGCGACTACTGCCAATCTATTTTAAATGATACGACTGACCGCGTTGAAGCGTCACGCGAAAACGGTAAAAAAGGTGGTCGTCCATCAAAGCAAAGTCAAAACGAAACAAAAGCTAATGGTAATCAAGATGAAAGCCAATCAAAACCTAGCGAAAACCTAGAAAAAACCCAAGATAAACCTAGCAATAACCTAGATGAAAGCTACCCATCTACCCAATTACCCAATTACCCATCTACCCATAACCCAAACACACAAACACCCCCAAACCCCCAAAGCGGTGTGTGTGTGGGTGAAACTGCTGATGCGTTCTTGGAAAAAGCCGAACAGGTCAAGCAAGCCAATGCTCAAGATATTCAAAACTGGGTAGCGCCAAAGCTAGACGAGATTCGCAGCATGTTGTTCTCAGCAGGGTTTGTGGGAAGCTTGACTGAGCAGCAGTACAACCAACTCACATCGGACTTTAAAGTTTACTATGCAGACCAAGCCATTATCGGCAAACCCATAGTGACCGATTCGCTTAGAAAAAATAAACTTCGTGATTGGGTTATGCGCAACGCCCAAAAACCATTGGCGGGCAAAGCAAAACAGCCACAAAATTTTGGCGGCATCAATGACCCATTGGCGGTAAATCAAAAATGGCGACCAGGTGAGACGGGCATCGTTGCGCCAAATACAAACTTTGAATTTATTGATGGCCAGTTAGTGGCTACACCACTTGATACATCATCGCCAGTACAAGGAGCTTGGTAATGGACCTACAAGCATTTCGTGATTCATTCAAAAAATTTACTGCAACATGTCCGATCCATGGCGAAACCAGTTTTAGCAAAATCATGGACTTCCCAGAGCGATGTGACTTATGTGCAGCTGAACAAAAACGCATCGATGATGAGCACCAAGCAAAACAAGCTTACCGCGAACGTATGCTTAGCGGAATGGCAAGCTGTGGCATCAATATCAATGCCAAGGGTTTTGATGCGTGGGAAATTGATGAAACACAGCGTAAGCGTCAAGAAGCGTTATTGGCCAATCTCAAAAAATATGCAACCGATTTTCATACTGGTATGCCAAACCTTTTGTTTTATGGCGGTACAGGGGCGGGTAAGACGATGTTAAGCAATGCCTTAGCGCGTGCCGTGTATCAAAGTCAGTTTAAGAAAAATTCACTATGCCCAGCCAAGTTTATTCGCTCGTCAGAATTTGTTGAGCAGTGCAAAGAATCATGGAGCGATAAGAGCAAGCCCACTCAAAACATGATTATTGCTCGTTTGGCTAGTTTTGATTTGCTTGTGATTGATGACTTGGGTGACGGTGATACCACGGGCAATCAATTAAGTGACCGCAGCCGTTTGGGTGGCTTGATTGATGCGCGTTATCAACAAAAACCAACGGTTATCACCACAAATTTAAGCTACGAAGAAACTAAAACCTTCATGGGCGATCGTGCATGGGATCGGTTTCAGCAAAACCTAATCCATATTAAATGCGATTGGTCAAGCTATCGTCAAAAAGCAGGCGTAGCCAAGATTGGGGGATGGTAAGAGCATGACCCACCTTAGCCACCCAAACCACAAATTAACAAGCACAGGCTACTACGTCTGTGCGGTTAAGCGAGGCGAGCTTACTTGGCGCGATAATAGAACCAACGAGCTTAAAACAATCAAGTACATAAGCGGACGTATCACCAAAAGCCCACACAATGAGAGCCTGCACCCAGCGCAGTGGGCAAAATGGCGATTAGATGGACGGGCAATCAAGCACGAATTTGGGGATTTGATTTTAGGGAGTGAGCAGTGAGCGAGAAATTAATTTTTAGTGAAGTGTTACCCTTTCCACCATCAGTCAATAAATACTGGCGTATGGGAAAAACATGGAATGGCAAGCGCGTCACCCACTTAAGCAGTGAGGCTAAAAAGTTCACACATGAAGTTGCGGTCATCATCGCAAAAAAAGCAGGCACGACATACAGCACCAAACGGCTCCGAGGTGAATTTGTTTTACACCCAAAAACCAAGGCAAGGATCGATATTGATAACCGGTTAAAGGGTTTGCTTGATGCGATGCAAAAAGCGTATTTGTATGCCGATGATGAGCAGTTTGATGAAATCATAATCAGACGAGGCAGTGTGGTCAAAGGCGGGAATGTTGAAGTTAGAATTTGGGAAATTTGATGTAGTTGATTCGAGGAATTTAAATGATTTACACAACTGAAGACGTTGATAAGATGCTAAAGCTTTGGGCGGCTTATCGCGAATATGATGATAGCGATGATAGTCGTTTACTTGGTTGCGGTTCGCCAACATATGCCGCGATGATGCACGCCAAAGGCTATGTTCGGCAAAGTGAGAATTGTCGAACGGTATTTACTCCACCACAGGCACCGGATTATTATAATCTGATTGAGCAAGCCACAAACGCGCTTTGGGATTGTCCAAGACTGCAATATGTTGTTGGCAAGCTTGAAGAAGACGGGGAAGTGAAGTTTTATACTCAGGCGCGGTTATTAATGAGTGTGATTAATCGTCGATATCGGTATGGGATGAGTTATCGTAGAATCGGTAAGCATGTCGGTAAAATTATTCATGGCGAAAGTGGGAAGCGAGCGGGGGATAGTAGAATAATCGGACTACTGGATGAAGCCCATGAGTTCATTTGTGATTACTTGAATCAAAGAATAAAAGTGTGTGATTTAGCTATTGACGAAACGGGGTGAAAAAGTCAATAATATGCTATATTTGAAATAAGTTATACATAAGGCGAAGTCGAAAGATTGTCGCCTTTTTTGTTGTCTGAAATTTAAGGATTGAACATGGTACGCAATGACGAACACGCCAAGCGATTGATTGAGAAACGCGAGCAAGCAAATAAGAAAGGCTTGCCAAATGCGGTCAAGCGTTACATGAAGCGGACAGGGTTTAATCCGAATCCGCCTATGTTGAATGGCGATATTTAAAAGTTACTTCAAACTACTCCGATTTACTTCGAACTACTTGGCTTGCAATCTTAGCGATGGGGTTGCAGGTCTTTTTTATTTAAGGAGCGTAAGCATGGCGAAACTTACGCCAAAGCAATGGGAACTCGCTAAGCAAGATTACGAGATACACGGACTATCTTATTCTGAACTTGTTGAAAAGTATGGCATGAGCAAAGGCAGTATCTCAAAACGTGCAAAAGATGAATGTTGGCAGCAAGGGAAAAATGAACACTTAATACAAAAGAAAGTTAATGTTATCAAGGAATTGCAAGAAACTGAACAGCAAATTGAACAGTTAGAGCCAGTTGTTCAAAAGTCGATTGAGCATGAAGTATCAATCAGATTAGCACGTGAAAACTTCTTTATTGATTCTGCAATGATGAATCAAAAATATTCAAATGAAGAAATTAAGAAAAGCAAAGAACTGGGCGAGTTAAGTATCGGCGAGCTAAAGGCACATAGTGATATAACAGCCAAAAACAAAGAAACGGTATTGGGCAAACAGCCAGACACGGCAATTCAAATAAACAATGGCGTGGAAAGCAACAATCTCACAGTAGAATTTATTGATGTCAATTAAAGTATCAGCCAAGTTTAAGCCGCTGTATCTGCACGCTGAATTGCGAAAATTATTCTATGTATTTCACGGCGGGCGAGGCGGCGGCAAGTCTTGGGAAATTGCAGACTTTCTACTAATCATAGGCACGACTGCCAAGCATCGCATTTTGTGTTGTCGTGAAGTGCAAAAATCAATCAAACAATCGGTGCATAAGCTATTATCAGACCGCATTGCCGCGATGGGTTTGGGTGGTTTTTACGAGATTCTCGAGACTGAAATCCGTGGGCGCAATGGCACTGAGTTTAGTTTTGCTGGCTTGCTTGGTCACACGGTTGACAGTATCAAATCGTTTGAAGGTGCAACCATCACATGGATTGAAGAAGCGCAAACGGTCAGTGCTTTTAGCTTGGGCATTTTAATACCAACGGTTATCCGTACACCAAATCCAATGGTCATTATGTCGCTTAACCCACGCTTACCACAAGATGCGGTTTACGCGCAGTACATTGCTGTGGAGCGTGACGATACGGTGGTGGTGCAAGTGAACTACACAGATAACCCACATTGTCCACCTGAACTGATTAGATTGGCTGAACAGATGCGTGATGAGGACTTTGATAATTATGAGCATGTCTACTTGGGGAGACCTAAAGAAATCGCAGACGGTGCCATTTATAAAGCTGAATTTGAAGCAATACGAAAGTCCAACCGGATATGCAACGTACCTCATGACCCAAACCTACCAGTCTATACGTCATGGGATTTGGGGATTCTCGACCCAACCGCCATTTGGTTTTTCCAAATCTACGGCAAAGAAGTGCGAGTGATTGACTACTACGAAGCAAACAATGAGCCATTGGCACACTATGCACGCATACTTGATGAAAAGCGTGAAGCGCTTGGCTATCGCTATGAAAAACACTTTGCCCCGCATGATATCGCAGCGCGTGACCTGTCCAGCGGCGTGAGTCGTGAGCAGACCATGGCAAACTTGGGTTATCGCATGACCAAAGGCGCACGATTAGGCGTTGAAGATCGGATTGAAGCCACGCGCCAAATGCTTAAAAACTGTTGGTTTGATAGCGAAAAATGCGCCGCTGGTATCAGAGCATTGCAAAACTATCGCCGTGAATTTAACGACAAGCTTGAGCAGTTTAAGGCTACGCCAGTCCATGATTGGGCGTCACATGGTTCAGACGCATTTGGCGAAGGCGCTATCAACATCAACAAAATGCAAGTGGCTACAAAGCCAAAACCTATGCCGAAACCACTTAAAAAGAGTTGGATGAGTTAATGAGCGATAAAATATTAGACGAAATCAAAACGCGCTTGAAACAAGCCGAAGACTATTGGCAAGAAAACTACCAACGCGGCGTTGAAGACAAAGAGTTTGTCACCGTTGAGGGCGCACAGTGGGGCTTGCATGAAGTCCAAAAGCGCAAAGATGATGGTAAGCCTAGCCTTGAGTTTAATATGTGCCGTGCTTATTGCCGTCAGCAAATTAACACCCAACGTCAAAACCGGCCACAGGCTAAAGTTGTGCCTGTCGATAACGGGGCGGACGCGGACAAGGCAAACTTGATTGAAGGCTTAATCAAGGACACCGAGGAAGCAACCGATGCAGAATCAGCATACGACACAGCCGCAGAAAATGCCGTGTATGGCGGGATTGGTTTTTATCGTTTGGTTACGGATTACGTCAGTGAATTATCATTCAACCAAGAACCAAAGTTTTTACCCGTACAAAATCCCCATGCGGTGTATATCGACCCGTTAAGCCGCGCGCTTGATGGTAGCGATATGACGTGGGCAATCGTGGGTGATTGGGTCAGCAAAGACGATATTATCGAGCAATACGGCAATGACGCGGCTGTTGACTTTGAGGATAGCAATTATTCAGATTGGTACGATGACAGCGATAAGACATTACGCATTGTTGAGTATTTCAAGCTTGAAGAAGTCAAAGACACGCTATGGCTACTGACCGATGGCACGTCAAACTATAAGTCGGTGTTGGCTGAACAATATGGTGAAGCTGAAAACATCCTGAAAAACGCGGGTATTTTACAAGCGACACGCCCAACCACGCGCAAAGAAGTGAAATGGTACAAAGTATCAGGCGCAAAAGTGCTTGAAGAAAATACCTTTCCTGGTCGATATATCCCCATCGTTCCTGTCTACGGCGAAGTCACTTGGGTGCAGGAAAAGCGTTATATTTTTAGTTTGGTGCATTTTGCCAAAGACCCACAGCGCTTGTTTAACTACTGGAAATCAACTGAAGCGCACATTTTGCAGAAAAACCAAGATGATATTTTGGTGGCAGATGCCGAGGGTGTATCAGGTCATGAAGAACAATGGCAAAATCCTAGCAAATATGCGGCTGTTTATTATAACTTTGTTGATGAGTCTGGCAATCAACGTCCTGCTCCATTTCGCATGGGTGCAGCTCAGCCTCCAGTGGGCGTATTAAACGCGGCTGAAAGCGCAAAGCAAGGTATTACTGATATTCTCAATATGCACGCGCCAGTGATGGGCGGTCAGGGTAACGAAACTTCAGGCGTGGCAATCGGTATGCGTCAAAAGCAGTCTGAAACTGCCCAATTCCACTTGCAGGACAATCTAAACAAGTCAATTCGTCACGGTGCAAAAATATTGCTTGGGCTTTATCAAGCACTCTACACCGTGCCGATGGTTAGACGCATTGTCGGTGTTGATGGCGAAAGCGAACAGGTCAAACTGTTTGAAGAAACCGCCAAAGGCGTGATGGCTGATGTGACAGTTGGACGTTATGACGTGCGCATGGACACGGGGCCATCATTTAATACCCAGCGTGAGCAAAACTTTGCGCTGATGATGCAGTTACTCAGCATGAATCCGCAGCTATTTAGCCTAATCGGTGATATCTTGCTGCAAAACTCACCGCTGCTTAATGCTAAAGAGATTGCCGAGCGCATCAAGTCAACGATGCCGCCACAACTCACAGGCAAAGAGCAGCAAATTGACCCCGAGCAAGCCAAAGCGCAAATCATGCAGCTTGACCAGTTGGTGCAGAAAATGACCGCTGAAATCGAGCAGTTGCAAGGCTTGGTCAATGACAAAGATGCAGATAGACAGCTTGAATTGGTCAAAATACAACTGCAAGCGGAAAAAGACATCCGAGTCGCACAAATCAATGCCGAAAGCAAAGCCGATGTTGAGGAGTTAAAGGGCGTTGTGTCGCTACTCACTCAGCACATGGGCAACTTGCAAGCGGTAGAGCAAATGGTGCCACCCGAATGGATGGAAACCGAAGAATACGACCAAGCGTTACCCGAAATTGAATTACCCCCGCAGCATGAGATGGACGAGCCACCACCCATGCCAAGCGAAACCATTGAGAACCCTGCCGAATCCGAGCAGGGTTTTTTAATGCCTGAAGAAACGACTCAAAACTTCGCCCCTGAATCTGACCAGTTTGGGGATAGCGTATCGGTCAATGATATGGAGCAACCCAATGCAAACGATGGACAATATTGATACTGACAACGTGGCAACCGCTGACACGGAAAATACTAGCGCAGATAGTCAGGATATCGAACAGCCACAAGCCGAACCCGAAGCGGTTGAACAAACCGAAGAAGAAAAGGCAGAACAAGCCAAGCAAGAACAGGAAACTGAAAAGCAAAGCCGCTCACAAAAGCGGATTCAGCAGCTCGCTCGTGAAAAAGCCGAACTACAACGTAAAGTAGCCGAGTATGAGCAAAAGCAATCAGAGCCTAAAGCGTCTGACGCACCGAACATCGAAGATTTTGACGATTATTCGGAGTATCAAAAAGCGCAGCAGGAATACTATGTTGCCCAAGCTGAACAGCGTGTACTTGCCAAACTTGAAGCTGAAAAAGCCCAACAATCACAGGTCGAACAACAAGCCGAATTTGAAACTGCTATCAGCGAGTTAAAAGATGGCGGTGTTGATGTAGATGGATTGATGGCAAAGGCTAATACATTGCCACCACTACCCATCACGCTTGACCAATTCGGATTATCCGCCAAAGACACGTTAGGCCTAGCCGCTGAACTACTGCAAAACGATGATTTATATATCGAGTTATCACAGCTAAACCCAGTGCAAGCAGCGGTCAAAATTGGTCAGATGATTGCGAGCAAACAACCATCAACTGCTGCACCCGCTAAGGTGCCAACCGCTCCACCACCCATTAAACCCGTTACCGCCAATGCGCCCGTTGCTAAAGACCCTAGCAAGATGAGCGATGACGAGTGGTACCGACAAGAATCCCAAAAACGAAAAGGTAAATAATTTATGGCAAATCAAATCTTAACCCACCAAATGATTGCGCGTGAAGCGGCTAAAATGCTTGAAGAAGAAGCGCCGTTTCTAGCAAATATCAACAAAGGTCGCCAAGACGAATTTGGCACCGACACACAAGGCTACAAAAAAGGCGATACAGTCACTATCAAAATCCCAACCGCGGGTAAAGTGTTTGACGGTGCAGTGTTCGCGGGTGGCGGCTCAGGCACTGACGTGGTAGAAGATAAAGTCAATTTGACGCTTGACACCCAAAAGCACGTTGCATTGCAGTTTGGTGCCAAAGAGAAACTGTTAAATATCACTGACTTCAAAGAGCGCATCTTACGCCCACAAATGCAGACCTTGGCGTCTGTGGTGGAAGCTGACTTGATGATGCGTGGCGTGATTGGTACACCAAACCAAGTGGCAATGAACTTGGCAGGCTCAAATCCATCAAACGCGTTAGCCTTAGCACGCGCTAAGCTAAACCAGTACTTAGCGCCAAAAGGCGACCGCAACGCGTTAATCACCAGTACCGCTAACGTGGCATTATCCGGTGAAGTATCTCGTATGTGGAATCCCACTAAAACCAGTGAAAAAGCCTACATTGACGGCTATGTTGCCACCGCGTTTGGTCAAGATATCTTTGAACATCAATCAATCCCTGTATTTGCTAATGGTACAGCCGCAGGCATTACCGTGTCGGGCGCAAGTCAAGGCGGTAGCACGTTAACCCTAGCAGCTTCAACCGCTGGCACGTTGGTAGTCGGCACTGTGTTTACCATTGCAGGTGTTAATGCTGTCCATCCGCTCACTGGCGCCGATACGGGCACATTGCAGCAATTTGTGGTCAAAGAAACCAAAAACGTTGGTGCTGCAACCGCAGTAAGCATTTACCCCGCCATTAACCCACTTGCACCAAACAAAACCGTTACTGCTTCACCTGCCAATGGTGCGGCTGTCACTGTGGTGTCGGTCAATGGTCCACAAAACTTGGTATTCCACAAAGATGCGTTTACTGCAGCATTTGCACCACTGCCAGTATTGGCATCATGCGAAGGCTACACAGCGCGTTTGCCAAGTGGCGTAAACGTGCGGGTGATGACGTTTGGCGATGGTAACAACGACATCGAGCGTACTCGTATTGATGTGTTGTATGGCTTCCAAACTGTTCGCGGTATCCATGCAAGCCGCGTAACGCAGTAATCACATTAACCCATAACAGACGGCTACGGTCGTCTGTTTTTATTTTGTGGAGTAAAAACGATGGAATACCCCAAAGCGTTATATCTTGGCGATACCATCACGCATGAAATGGTCATTGTCGAGAACGAAGATGAAGAAGCGCAGGCGCGTGAGCATGGCGCGGTGGATTTTGGTGATTTGCCTGAAGGTGAAGTGATTGAACCAGTAGCCGCTGACGAACTGCAAGAAGCTTATGCCAATGCCATGGCACGGATTGCAGAGCTTGAAACCGAAGTACGCGGCTATCAGCTTAAAGATATGCAATCCGATGAACTCAAAGCGATTTTGACAGAACGTAAAATCGAATTTGGCAGCCGTGACAGCAAAGACACGCTTTTAAAATTGGTCATTGAATCGGAATAACTCATGAACGTCAGCAAAATCGTATCAGCCGCGTTAAAGCAATTAGGCGTGTTAGCAGCCGGTGAAAATGCCAGTGGCGAAGAAGTTGCTGACGCGATTGAAGCCTTACAAGATATTTTAAGCCAGTGGGCTACGCACAAGCTGTATGTCCACAAAGCCACCACAATCACCATCCCACTGTCAAAAGGTCGCAATACTTACCTTGTTGGCAAGATTGAGGGTGATTGTTGTGAGTATGAATTAACTTGCTGTGGTGAGCTGCTTGCCCGTCCAGATATCACGGCAGAAATTGCTCGTATTTCGGATAACGCATGGCTTGATGATAAGCCAATCACTTTGGTGCGTGATACCAATGACAGCAAATACGCTGGCGTGACCTACCAAGTTGATAACCCTAATTGGTCATTTGTCGTTGATACCGATGGCGGTGAGCTTAAAATCAAAGCCTTTACCTTACCATTTGACCTATGCCCACATGATGAATTGCACTTGCCAAAGCAGTATGAGCGGGCTTTAAAACTCACTTTGGCGTTAGAGATTGCCCCGATGTTTGGTGTTGAGCCATCAAGTGCATTGGTAGTCAATCAGCGTAATGCTATTAACTTGCTCAAACGCTCAAATATCACCCCATTGTATGTTAACAACTCAATTAATATCGGAGTAGGTAAACGTGGCTGCACTTATTGATATCCCCATTGTAGGGCAGTCTTATCACTTGCAAGATTGGGCGATTGACTGCCAGCGCACGTTAAACTTATACCCTCAAGTCATTGAAAGCGGTAACACGCAGTCGGTAAGCGCATTGCTACCAACCGAAGGACTGGTAAAACGCTTTGAATTTACCGGTGCAATTCGTGGGCTTTATACCTTGCCTGACCGCGTTTTGGTGGTGGCTGGTAATCAGTTGAACGTTGTCAAAAACGGTATTGCTACGCAAATCGGTGAGATTAGCGGCACTGACTTGGTGACGTTTGCCGATGACAGTGTGCAAGTGATGATTGTCGGTGATGATGCCTACCGCTACAAAATGGCGGATAGCAGTTTGACCAAGCTACTGATTAATGATGACACAGGTTTTTTTGGTGCGTCATCGGTGACGTTTTTAGACTCTCGGTTTGTTTGGTCGGTACCCAATAGCGGCAAAATCCAGTGGTCAAACTTACTAAGCACCACGACAACCGCGCTAAATTATGCCACGGCTGAAGCGCAAAGCGATAATCTAGTGCGCGTGATTGCCAGTAATGGCCAATTATGGTTAATCGGTGTAAAAACCACTGAAATTTGGAATAGCACAGGCTCGCAGGATTTGCCATATCAGCGTACATCGGGCGCCTATATCCCAGTAGGCTGCGCGGCTAAAGACTCCGTTAGCGCGTTTGGTAGTAGCTTGATTTGGCTGTCACAAACAGAACACGGTAACGCGCAAATTGTCATGACCCAAGGCTACCAAGTCAGCCGTATTAGCAACCACGCCATTGAAAATGAGCTTGCCAGTTACGCGCAGATTGATGACGCCTATGCCTTTAGTTATCAGCGCGAAGGGCATAGCTTTTATGTGATTAGCTTCCCCAATGCCAAAAAAACATGGGTGTATGACGCGTCAGTGCAAATGTGGCATGAGCGTAGTTTTTACAATGCTGAAACCTTTAGCCATGAACACCACCGCGCTAACAGCCATTGCTTTTTTGATGGTGAGCATTTAGTCGGTGACCGCGCCAATGGGCTTGTGTATCGATTATGCCCTAACTGCCAAACTGATAACGGCAGCTTAATCATGCGTGAGCGCGTCACGCCTTGCCTTAATCCACAGGGGCAGCGCCTTGTGTTTGATGAAGTCGAGCTGATTGCCCAAGTCGGACAAGATAAAAACGCAACACCGCTAATTATGCTGGATTGGTCAGATGACAAAGGGCGCACTTGGTCAAATGATAGGCAGGAAAGTCTGGGCGGTGTGGGTGAGTACAAAAAACGCTTAATTTTTCGCCGTCTTGGTCAATCGTTTAACCGTGTATTTCGTGTGCGTATGACGGATGCAGCAAGGTTAATTTTATTGGGTGCAAAAGCAAAGGTGAGATAAATGCCACAGATTCCCCGCGTATCGCAAGTTCCAATTATTGAGCCGATGTACACCAATGGCGTGATGAACCCGACTTGGGTGCGATTCTTTGAGAAACTAGCGTCAATGCTCAACACGGGCGACTTGGCGGACTTGCTAACTTTGCTACAGCTTGCCAACCAATTACCAACACAAGCGGCACTTGGTCAGTTGAGCATGAATATGCCAGTTGCTCAGTTTGATACTGTGGCTGTACCAGTGATGCCCAATGAGATGATGCCAACTATCACTACGTTTATCCCTCAAACTACCACTTTTGATATGGTCGCTATGCCAACCAGTGAGATTATTGCCCCATGATTCGATACTTAAACCCATTCAAACCGCAAAGCCTAGTTGCAGATAATAATATTGCTTATGTCGTGCCCGGGCTGTCAGTTGCACAAATCCGCGCATTAACATTCCACAACGCCACAGCAAGCCCAATTAGCATTGAGGTGTATTTAGTCCCTGCCAGTGGCTCAGTGCAAGCGTCTAATCGCTTGGTTAAAAAAACACTGGGCACCAATGAAGGTTATCTTTGCCCTGAAGTTATTAATCATGTACTCACTGAAGGTATGCAAGTGGTGCTTGTAGGGCAAGGCGCTAATGCTACGCTATCAATCATGGAACAGTCTGTATGATAACTATTGACCGCGAAAAATGGGCAGACTGCATTGATGAGCTTATGCCGCTATGTCAGCAGGTGTTTTCGTTGGTGGAAGCCGATATTACTGGATTGCCGCTTGATTTTGACACAGAAATGTATCACGCTGTTGAACGTTGCGACCGTTTTCATTGCTTGGTGATGCGAGAAAACGGTGAGGCTATTGGTTTTCACTGGCTATTCTTTACACCAATGATGCGGCATAAGGGGCATATTCACGCGCATACCGATGCGATTTTTGTATTGCCTGAACATCGCAAACACTCAGCAAAACTACTCGAATACTCAACGCAGTATATCAAAGAGCGCGCCAGCTTTTGGACGCTCGCAAATCTACAAGCCAAAGATAATAGTAAGCTTTGGCAGCACAAGGGTTTTGAGTCAATCGAAACGATTATGTTTAAAAAATTAGGGGAATAATATGTCATTTGTTACTGATTTTGTCGGCGATGTCGTTGGTGACATAACAGGTGCTAATAAGCAAGCAAAAGCCGCGCAAAATGCGGCAAAAACCCAAGCAAATGCGGCAGAAAAAGCCAGTCAAATTCAAAAAGATATGTTTGACCAGGTGCGAAGTGATTTAAACCCCTATCGCACGGCTGGCAGTGACGCACTGGCGCAGTTAATGAGCGGCATGGGGCAAGATGGTCAGTTTATGAAAACCTACTCAGGGCAGGATATTTATGATGACCCTAGCTACCAATTTCGCGTCAATCAAGGCAATAACGCCATTCAAGGTAGCGCGGCAGCACAAGGCGGTTTATTGTCAGGCGCTACACTAAAAGCCCTGCAAAACTATGGTCAAGAGTCAGCGAGCCAAGAGTATCAAAACGCCTATAATCGATTTAATGCTGACCAAACCAACCAGTACAACCGCCTGTCTAATTTGGTAGGTATTGGGCAAAATGCGGCAGCGCAAACAGGCAACGCAGGCACACAAACTGCGCAAGCGATTGCAAACAACACCATGCAGGGTGCTAACTCACAGGCAGCGGGCACGATTGCAGCGGGTAATAGTGTCGCTAATGGTTTTGGGTCATTGCTTGGTTTGGCGGGCACGGCTGCAAAATTTATGAATCCAGTAATTTGAGGTGAGTTATGTTAGACCCTAGTATCATCACCAACGGCACATTGGCTGCACAGGCACAACAAGAAGCCAATATGAAAGCAATGGGCGACTTAGGCGGTGCATTTGGTAAATTACTGCTTGCTCGTCAAATTAACGACATGAATCAAATGGCAACGCCTGAGGAAGAAAAGGCATTTGCTCAAAAACACAAATTGTTTGCCCCGCAGCTTATGCAGCAGTACAACGATAATCGAGCGGCTGAAGCTAAAGCCATGCGCGATGGGTTAAAGTTTGACGCAGATTTGAATAAAACCTATGCAGATACCCAGCAGACTTTGGCACTGGGTCGCAAAAATGATGCAGACGCAGGCAAGTCAACCGCTGAAGGCAAAAAGGTCGGTGTTGAAACGACTGGATTAGACATTGACCAAAACGCCAAACTTGACTCAATGGTATGGGGCTCGGTGCTAAACGGTGGTAAAAACGCAGGCATTGCACAACTTGAGATTCAAAAATCACGCGGCTTGATTGATGAAGCGACTTATAATCAAAAGCTAGGATTGATTAACAATCTACCCGCTGACCCCGCGCAAGCACAGAAATACGCGTTTGCCATGTATAAGGGGATTCAAGACCCAAAATACAATCTTACCACGGCTGATAATGTACTGGATAACGAGACATCGACCAATAACAATGTTCGGGACAATACTACGTCAGCGAATAACAATATCCGCACTACACAGGCAAGTATGTATAGTAGCGATAACAGTTTGAAAGGTACTATGTATGCGTCTGATAACAACTTGAAAGGCACAATGTACTCAAGCGATAATTCGCTTGAAGGCGCTAAATACACTGCCAATCAAGCCACTTATCGCACAGAAAAAGAGATTGAAGCCGCCAAAAAACAAGGCAAGCAGCAGCTAATCAATGGTTTGGTTTATACCGTTTACCCTGACGGCACGGCAGACGCTTTTATTGACCCTAGAACTGGGCAGCAAGCAACGTCACTGGGCGATGGTAGCGGCAATAAAAACTCACCGCAGCAGGAAACAAAACGAGCGCAAAATGTACTATCACTTACCCAACAAGCTGAGCAAATCTTGTCGAGCGGCAAGGCTACAGGTAGCGGCATTGGCAGCCTATTGGACACTGGGGCAAGTTGGTTTGGCGTGTCAACTGAAGGAGCGCAAGGCACAGCACAGCTTAGTACGATTGCGGGTCAACTTGTTTCAAATATGCCAAGAATGGAAGGTCCGCAGTCTGATAAAGACGTGCAAATGTATAAACAGATGGCGGGTGATTTGAGCAATGCAAGCCTGCCAGTTGCTACACGCATGGCAGCATTGAGACAACTACAAGCACTCAACGAAAAATACCTAAACAACGGTACAGGCGGATATCCTGCCGCATCTGCCCCACCTGAAAGTATTGCCGCACCGAAAACACCAAGCGGTAAACCAAGACCACCGTTATCAGCTTATGGATTTTAAATTATGGTCGCTAAATTGCTTGACGGCACCCCAGTCAATGTCGGGGTGTATAAAGCCTATCGCAATGCAGGGTTATCCCATAATCAAGCGATGGCAATCACGGCTGAGGTAGGGCGGGAAAATAGTTTTAACCCAAATACTTTGTTTGGCGCACATCCCGACCCAGCGAGGGATAAAAATGGCAACATTATCCGCAATGTCGGTATGTTGTCATGGAACCAAGGGCGCGATGCTCAAGTTTTGAATTATATGCGAAATGCCGGTGTACTAGGTCAACAAAGCCAAGCCAACCTAAACGCACAGGCGGCTTTTTCTGTGCGTGAAATGTTGACTAGTTACAAAGGTAAATTACGCAACTTCTTAAACAATCCAAACGGTAGCCCTGAGCAGTTTGCTCAAGAATTAGGCAGGAACTACATTGTTTGGGCTTATGGACAAAATACGATACGCGGCAAAGGTGGTGGACGAGTACCTTTTAACTGGCAGAAACACGATGCACGGCGAAGAAACTATCTATCTTCTCTCGCTGGTATGCTTGGCGATAAAAGTTATACACCCCAAAACGGCGGGCAAGCTGCACCGCAAGGCATTGGCAGATTCAATGTCGCTGATTTAATGAAACAGTCTGCCCAAAAACCACAGCCTTTAGGTAAGTTTAATGTAGCAGACTTGATGAAGCAGACGCCACAGCCGATAGGACAGTTTAAGGTATCTGATTTACAAGCCCAACAACCACAAGGCATTGGAAAGTTTAACGTGGCGGATTTAATGAAAGGTGGTGGATAATTGTTGCTTAATTCTTAATAAATGAATTATAGTTGGTAAAAATTAATTTATTAAGAGATGGTTAATGAAAGGCACAATATTTAAAATCATCGGATATCTAATAGCATTCCTTATTTTCTATGCCATAGTATCTGCGATGAAAGATAATCCTTTTCTTTTGGCGTTGGCAATCGTTCTGTTGTGGTACTCGGTAGATAAGTTGCAAGGAAACATGGATTTAAGGATTAAAGAAGAAATCCGACTTGAGCAGAGAATAAAGGCACTTGAAGACCGTACCAATTCTTTAGATTGGAAAATCGAACGAGTTGAAAACAAAATCGACAACTAATCCATAAAACACACGTTTTACGACCCGCCAAGTGCGGGTTTTTTATCGCCCAAGGAAACCACATGGCAATCTCTAAAGAAACCCAAGCCAAAATCAACATGGCACGCAAAGACGGCTATAGTGATGCTGAGATTTTTAACCATCTAAAAACAAGCCCAAAGTACAAGAACCGCTTTACCATGGCGAAAAAAGACGGCTATACCGAAAGCGATATTGCCCAGCAATTAGGGTTAAATATCACTGTCACGGTCAAACAGCCTGAACAGCCGAAGTATGAAAAACCGTCATTTTTGGCAGACGTTGGCGCAGGTATGGATGACGTTTTTAGCGGTATCAAGCAAGGCGCACTGTACTTAAAAGATGGCGTTACTGGCGGTAATGACTACGAAAAATTTACCAAAGAAAAAGCCGATGAAAAGGCACTGTATGAAAAAGCTCGAACAGAGTCGGGCGCAGGCACTAACTTTGGGCGGTTTGTTGGTCAGACGGTTGCTACTTTGCCAGCCGCGGCATTTGCCAAAAGCTATCAAGGCGTCAATGCCGCAACGAAAGCGGGTAGAGTGGTGCAAGCTGCAGGCGTTACCGGTCAAAACGCGTTATCGGGTGCAGCGGCAGGCGGGGTGATGTTTGCCAAAGACGCAGATGAGCGATTGAAAAATACTGAGTATGCAGCGGCAGGCGGTGCCATCGGTGGTGCAATCGCCCATCCAATCGGTAAAGGCATTGCTAAGTTAAACACTAAGCTATCGCCCAATGCGTCAGCCCGTGCGTCTGCTAGAATGGGTGCAACGATTGACGACCAAATTGAGATTGCGCTAACTTCTCGCAATATCCGTATGGGTGATTTATCCGATGATATTTTGCGCGGTTTGCGTAAAGACGTGGGCGCAGCGTTGAAGTCTGGCAAGGCAGTCAATAAAGAAGCCGTGGCGCGTAAAGTGGTGTTTGATAGACTTGGTATCACCCCTACTAAAGCGCAGCTTACAGGCGACCCTAAGCTATGGAACAAACAAGCCGAACTTGCCAAAATTCATGGCGCTGGCGACCCATTGCGCGACAAACTTATCCAAGACAATGAAAAGCTATCTACGTTGATGGATGATTTTGTGACCAAGACTGACGGTCAAGCCATTGACCAATACGGTGCGATGAGTAAAGCCGTTGATGCCCTAGATAATCACAATACGACCATGAAGCAGCAAGTCGGGCAAATGTATGACGCGGCTAAATCAGCGCAGGGCAATGATGTGCTACTAGATGGCGCAGGATTTGCCAATGACGCGATTACGCGCCTTGATGCAGATTATGCCATGTCAAGCCTACCGCAAAACGTGCATAAACTAATCAAGGATATCAGCAGAAACCCCGATAAATTCACATTGGGAAAATCTGAAGAATTTATCAAAATCCTAAACCGTGAGCATAAAGCAAGTCTGCAAAATGGACAGCCTACCAGTACCACTCATGCTATCGGTGTGGTGCGTGACGCATTGACCAAGCGGCAAGAACAAGCCATACAAGGGTTACTGACTCAAGGCAACAATGACGCGGCTCAAATGTATAACCTTGCTCGCACAGCTCACAAAATGCGCGTTGAGCAAATTGAAGCCAATCCGCTACTAAAAGCCGCAGCAAAAGGCGAACAGCCAGATAAGCTATTTAATAAGCATATCTTGGGCGGCAATATCGCTGAACTTGAAAACACGGTGAAATTACTGCGTAGCGTTGACTCTCAAGCAGTCAATGACATTCGCGGGCAAGTTGCCAAATATATTATGGATAAAACCTTGCAAAGCAATGGGCAGCCAAGCCCTGCTGCAATGGCAAAGGCACTTGGTCAAATCGGTGATAGACGACTGAATATCTTGTTTTCCCCTGAAGAAGTGGCAAAGCTAAAAGATATCGGCTCAGCGATGCACTATCTGATTACTCAGCCACCGCATAGCTATGTCAATAATTCTAATACGGCTTCGGCAGCTATGAACTTCTTGGGTAATATCTTAAATCGCCCAGGTGTTCGCCTTGCGCTATCGCCGCTCAAAGACGTGCAGGACAGCGTAAAAGTTAACCGTGCGTTAAAAGGTTCGGTAGCCAGTGACGCAAAGGCTTCAAATGATATGTTAGACAACATCTTGTACGGTGAAGAAGAAAAGAAACTCATCGACATACTGACCAAACTCGGTGTTATTGGCGGTGCCAATACTACCAGGTAATACCAAATCTAATTATGGCGAAATCGCCACAATTAAAACCAAACACCCAACAAACCACCTTAATTGGTGGTTTTTTTATGCTTAAAGGAAAAGCTATGGTAAAAGCAGTCACACCCATCCCGTTTGTAAAAGCTCGATTCTTTGACCGATGCGGTAAGCCATTATCTGGCGGCAAGGTTTACACCTACTTTGCCAACACTACCACGCAAAAAGTCACATACAAAGACCCTTACGGCTTAACACCCAATACCAATCCGATTATCTTAGATGCGGCAGGCGAGGCGGATATTTACTTGGATGGTACGTATCGTATCCGCGTGAATGACGCCAAGGACGTGCTTGTCAATGACGTTGAAAAAATCGGCTCGTGGTTTAGCGGTAGCTTGCAAGATGGGCTAGATAATATTTCTCTCGCCATGGATGACGCGATTAAACCAAAGCTTGCGGCATTTGACGGGCTAATTGCCGACACCAAAAACAATGCTGATGTGCAGCTTGCGGATTTGCAGACTGCTATTAATACAGCATACCAATATGGCGCAGGCAAAAACGGCTGGACAACTGATTTGGTTGTTGAAGATGGCAAGACACAAAAGCAGATCAACGACAAGCAAAAGTTAAAAAATGCTGAACGTTTATCAATAAAAGACTTTGGTGCGATTGGCGGTAGCGCAAACGATACAACATCAATTACAAACGCAATCAATGCAACTAGCAAACTGTTATTTAGTACCGACAAGTCTATTGTGAGACAAGTGATTGTTAGTAAACCGATGCAAATTAGCGGTAATACTGAATTAGTACAAGATACGCCAAATCAACACACCTTGACCTTAGGTTACGCGCTCGGCACCTCAAATGAAGCAAACGGTGATTTGATTAGTGGCATGAGTGTTACTGGCATCAAGTTTGGCGCAATGCCCGATGCAACTGCTGATGACTTTGCAGCTTTATCTGTATCAAGTGGACAAGGCGCTGTTAGTTGCACAAATAGATTTGAAAATACTGAAAATGCTCTCTTATTTACTGTTTCTGATAGCAAATGGGCGGTTGCAGGATATGGTTCAAAAGACAGTTTAAGTCTTGGTGATTATGTTTATAAAGCAAAACGCTTTGTTGTACAAAATATTCAAGCAAGCTATACCAAAATTATTGGTTTGGCAGCTCATAACAATGGTGATAATACAACACCACCACCGGGTGGCACAAATAACGGTGGTTTTAATGGAGGTATTCGTCTTGCTGGTATCAGCAAGGGTAACATTGTGTCAGCGTCAAATATACGTGACCGCAGCACTGCTGTGGAGTTTCAAATCGGGTCAAACTATAATATAGTTAATGGGTCATATTTTGAAAATACAAAAGCAACCGCTGTTAATGTAAACACGTTGCAGTCATTTGGCGGTAGTCATAATATCAGCGGCGTTACGATTAAAAATGCAGGCGATAATGGATTGCGTCTACAGTATTTATCACATACTCGATTTGACGGCTTGATTGACACAACAGGGGTAACGACATCAAGTACTGGCATCGGCATCCAATCGGCAAGACAGATTGCAAACGATGAGACTTTTGCGATTGAGTTCAGCAACGGCAGTGGTACGGTCCCAGCAGTTGGCGCGGCAATAACACAAGGTGCTGTCACTGGCGTTTTAATTGCTGTATATGCTGATAGTTTGGCTGCTATCGCATCAAACTCTGCAATACCTACCACTGGTGTTATTTACGTCAAATCAGTGTCTGGTGGATTTTTTAAATCGGGTGCGTTAACAGGCATCAATGCTACAGCAACACGAGCATACGCAACAGAGGGCCGTAATCGCATAGACGCTACTGTATCAAATGCTAAATCATACTCGGCACTAATTGATACAGATAGTAACTTAGTTGATTTAATTAGTGCCGATAATCCATCGTTCGACGCAGATATTAAATCAAAGTACAACATTGTAAGAGTAGTAGTTGCAGACAATCCGAGTAATAACTACACATACGTGAGCGGCAGTAATAACATTGTTTTAATCACTGACAATGCAAAAGTGCAAAAAGCGACTGTGTTAATTAGCGGTAGCAATAACATTGTTATCGCAAATACAAGCGCAAAAATATCAATCACAGGCAGCAATAACTATTGCGACTTGATATGCTCACGACTGGATATAAGTGGCGCTGATAACGACATTGGTGGTCAAATTGGTGTTGTTGTAGACAATGGCACGGGTAACAAATACAACAGATTAAAAAAAGGGCAGTCAAGCGGTAAGTTGGACGTAACAACAAATGCAAACGGCGAATTTTTGATTAATCATGGACTTGCAAACGCTGCTAAATCGCTGGTTGTCAGTGTTGTCGGCTCAAGTGAGCTGCTGTTTTTAACTATCAGTAATATCGCAAACTCTACATCATCGAGTTTAGTCAAAGCATGGACATCCGCCGGTGCTGCTGCACCCAATAAGTCCTTGACTGTGTCTTATGTTGCCAGCTTGTAATAAATAAGCAAAATGTTATTATGCCCTTACACCAAGCAGGGGCATAATCATGGCGCGCAACATATCAATCGATATTCTAAAAGTAATTTTGGCATTCGCAATTATCGCTTTGCATGGCAAGTTGTTTAAAGATATAAATCCAGAGTTATCTTTTTTCCTAATTAATGGATTTTTCAGAATAGGCGTTCCAATCTTCCTGCTAATAACAGGATTTTATTTCGTTCAGGTGCAAAATTTTAAGCTATGGTTTAAAAGAGTTTTTTATTTGTACCTGATATGGATGCTGATTTATTCGCCTTTTTATTTTGCATCGCCAATATCTTTAAGCAATATAACCAAAGACTTTATGTATTTTTTCTTAGGATTTCACCATTTATGGTACATAGCAGGCACCTTGCTTGGCGGTGGCATAATGTGGTTGATGAAAGATAAATCTGTCAAATTGCAAGTTTTATCGTCAGTAGGCTTTTTCTTATTAGGAGTAACACTGCAATATTTGGGCAATATGCATTTTTTCAGTGGTATATTGGATAAGTTACTCAACATTTATGGGGTGCATCGAAATTTTTTAACTGCTAGCTATCCTTTTATGATGTTTGGCTATTTGATAAACAAATACGCTATAGTAGATAAAATAAAATATCCTTGGGTTTTATTAATAATTTCTACTGGCCTGTTATTTTTGGAGGTCTATATTAACTACAGCGTTATAAGTAAAACAGAGTCATTAGATGGTATGTATAGCTTGATGTTAGTCTGCCCTTTGTTGTTTATATGTTTTTTTAATCTGAATGTCTCAGGCAAAAATAAAAATTTAGCACTACTATCGACAGGCTTGTATTTAACCCACCCATTCATTCAGTTATCACTGCCAAGTAACTTGAATACTTTGCAAGCTTACGCAATCACTTTAGTAATCTGCGTACCATTGTCTTTTTTACTGATATCACTAAACAAAAAGGTTAAGTATATCATCTAATATCAATTTAATTTAAAAGCCCACCAATTCGGTGGGTTTTTACTTTTAAGGGGCAAATATGCCAAAGGACTTAACAGTAACAGCCCTAGCAATGTGGGGGCTGTTTGCACTCGGTGTAATTGTCGGTACTTGCTACTGCTATTACTCTGATAATCACATTGACGAAAAACTCGGTGTCAGTAAAGGAAAAGTCAAACTAAGTGCCGCTATAATCAGCGGCGTTTTTTTATCCCTGCTATCTATCAAAGTAGCAAAAATGGAAATACCAGGTATCGAGCTTGCTGCGGTCGCTGCATTTTTGGCAGCGTCTGGGCAAACGGTGGTAGCAACATTAGTCGCATTGCTGCCGGAAATGATGTCTAAAAAGTTGCGTGGTGCAATGGGTATTAAAGAGGAGGATGTGCAGTGAAATTCATCGTCACAAAGCAAGGCGCGTTATTTGCGCTGATGCTGATTGTTGCATTATTTGCTTATATCTACATCACCTCGCCAATACTTGATTTTATCAAAGTGTTTGGCTGCTCACTGTCTTTGCTACTTTTTCTGATTGCGATGCAAGCGCGGCTTTGCAAGCACATTGATACAAAGCAGCTTGGCGCTGATTGGGCGCTGCTGTTTGTCGGAGCGTGCGGACTTTCGTTTTTCGTATTCTTTTGGGATTTGTCGGCTGGCTGCGTTAGTGATAAAGCGTGGTGGGCATTAATCATTGGCGTGCTGTGCCATGTAATTGGGCTGGTATTTTGGTACGGGCAAAATTTACTTAACAAAAAACGCAAAACCGCCAACTAGGCGGTTTTTTTTATGGAGTAAAGTAATGGCAAAACAGATAACTGATGACCAAATTCGCCAAATTGCCAAAAGCTATGGCATTGAGTTTGCTGCATTAAAAGCGGTTATTCAAGTTGAAGCAAGAGGACAAGGCTTTTTGCCCGATGGCAAGCCTAAGATTTTATTTGAGCCACACGTTTTTTATCGCTTGTTAGGTAATAAAAATTACTTTACGGTACGCAAAAACGCCATGCTTAACGATGGTGATATCTGCTACCCTAAGTGGGGTACATTACCCTATGGCAAGGTAAGTCAACAACATGAGCGGTTAGAGCGTGCAGCGAAATATGACCGCGAATCAGCGTTAATGGCTTGTTCGTGGGGCATGGGGCAAGTATTAGGCGAAAATTGGACAGCCCTTGGTTATTCATCACTACAAGAATTTATCAATGCAGCTTACAAAGATGAAGCCGCACAAGTTGACTGTATGTGTCGGTTTATCAAGGCTAATCACTTGATTGATGAATTGCAGCGCAAAGATTGGGCAGGGTTTGCGCGTGTCTATAATGGTATTGGATTTGCAAAAAATCAGTATGACAAAAAATTAGCGGCTGCTTACCGTAATTACAAATAA